GATAGTTTATATGAAACCTTGGTCTCTAGTTCTATTCCTGCTGCTGTTCTTATTCTGGCTAAATACCAGTACCAAGTAGCATTTGTGGCAGATCAAGAAATTAACCTACTTGCTTGTTTAACCGAAATTATGGTGGAGTGTGAATTCAAATGACTGTAAAACTAATTCGTATGTGGTCTGGCGAAGATGTAATCGCTGACATTACAAAAGAGGACACTGATTCAATTACAATCACTGATCCGATTGTGGCAGTACCGTCACAAAAACAAGGACAAATTGCATTTGCTCCGTGGTCTCCTTTACTTCATAAAGATAAACTTGAAGTAACTAAAAAGTATGTCGTATACATGGCAGATCCTCAAGAAGAAATTATCGAACAGTACAATTCAATGTTTGGTAAGTTATCAAAACCAACTAAGAAACTGATATTGTAATGGAAACACATAGAAAAACATTGCTGCATCTTCTAAAAGAAAGAGCATACAAAAAAGGAAACTTTACTTTATCATCAGGTAAAGAATCAGAACATTACATTAACTGTAAACCAGTTACATTGTCTTGTGAGGGTAGTGCATTATGTTCACATTTAATGATCGAACATATTGAAGATAACTCAGTTGCAGTTGGTGGACTTACACTTGGTGCTGACCCATTAGTATGTGGTATTGCACAGAAAGCATATTATTCTGGTAAGCATATTGATGCACTGATTGTAAGAAAGAATCCAAAAGGATACGGTACAAAGGAAGTAATCGAAGGCAACAAGCCACCCAAGGGATCTATAGTCACAGTGTTAGAAGACGTAACCACTACAGGTAGCAGTGCAATTAAAGCAGTAAATGTTTTAAGAGACGCAGGTTATATTGTAAATCGTGTTGTTGCAATTGTTGATCGTCAGGAGAATCACAAGGTGTGGGAAAATAATGAGATAGAATTTATTTCACTGTACAAATTAGAGGATATAATTGAATGAATTGTTGGCACTGTAATACCGAACTAATCTGGGGTGGTGATCATGATCTTGACGATTTTGATGAAGCAGAGTATAGTATGGTAACAAACTTATCATGCCCTCAATGTAATTCTTATGTTGAGGTTTATTATCCGAGTCAAGATCAAAATGACTAAATCTTATACAAAATTAAAACATCAAGTGAAATCAAGTAGATACTACATCTTTTGGGGTCTTGCCACTATTGCAGTTATGGCAGGTCAAATCTATGTTGGAAATGGATATCGTCAGATGTCTGAAAAAGTTGGAGATCTTACTAAAATGATTGAATTAAAAATCGAAATGGAACTGCTAGAGAAAAAAAGAAACCCATATGGAATTATGCCATTATGATACCACATTTAACTTTAGATCCTAACATCACCTTTCCAATATCAGTTGCAGTGATTACAATATTATTAGCAGGGTATGGAATATATAAAGGATTCTTTGCTAATGACGGACTAACAGATCCTTGGGATGATCATGACGATTAAACAAATTGACGATGATAAAGCATCTTGGGCAGCGGATCAATTTATTGATTACTTCCAGAACTTTACTAATCTTGAAGAGTATCTTCGTCATGTTAAAAAATCAGTCGTAACAAAATCAAGTATATTAGATGATCCGAAAGATGATTTCTTTAATCAAGATATTCATCCAAATGATATGGAGTTTGATATTCGTCTCGTTGGTGATAGATTCCAGAATGGAATACCACAAGATTACTATCGAAATCTTTTGAGTTCTGTATCATCTCATAATAATGAAGATAATATTCCCGGTCGTGAATTACGATTGATGGTGTATGAAAAAAATACAAATAAGATAGTTGGATTTATACGTTTACAATCTCCTTTAATTAATTCTAAACCTAGAAATGAATGGTTAGGAAAAGCACCTGATCTAAAAATATTCAATCGTCATGCTGTAATGGGATTTGCAATTGTTCCATCTCAACCATTTGGATATAATTATCTTGGTGGTAAACTTTTAGCATTGATATGTGTATCACATTTTATTCGTGAAAAACTAAACAATATATTTGAAAAAGATATTGCATTATTTGAAACAACCTCTCTCTATGGATCAAGTAGTTCTGCATCACAGTATGATGGACTCAAACCTTTTATGAGATTCAAAGGTTTGACAGACAGTAAATTCATACCTGTTCTATACAAAGAGGCATTTCATAATCTACATGATAAATTTACAGAGTGGAATAATAACGAACCACTTACTGAAAATCGTGCATCATCTAAAAAGTTAAAAAGACAAAGAAGAATGATATCTATTATCAAAAATAGTTTACATGATAAGGAGAAGTTAAATCATTTCAATCAGGTTATTGATATGGCATTTAATCTTACTGAGAAGAAAAGATTCTATATATCTGATTATGGTTATGGTAATGTGCGTGAAGTGATAGCAGGTGAGCAGGATAAATTAATTCGTGGACAAAACTGGGATAAGTTCTATCTTGAAAACATCATGTCGTGGTGGAAAAAGAAAGCAAGCAAAAGATATGAGAAGTTAAAGGCAGAGGGTAGATTTAGAAATAAAGTGGAATTGTGGACAGAAGATGATGACATACAAATCATTCGATAATAAATACTTAAAAATAAGTGCGAAGGATGAAGACATTCAAACAATTTATAGATGAGAGTAGTCTTGCGAGAATCAAAAGTAAATCCGATAAAGGTGGTATTGCTACATTGTCAGCATCCAGAGCGGATAAGTCTGCAAAAGAAAATCGTGCAAGAGCAAAACAATTAGATAAAGATATTCGTGGAAGAGGACTAGGTGGTGCTACAAAAGTAACTGGTTCATACATGGAGAAAGATAAAAAGACTGGTCAGGAGAAGAAGGTAAAGGAAAGAAGTCATGTAGTCTCATCAGGTAAGATGGGTAAGAGAAAGTTCAAGAAAACAGTAAAAGCCCTTGGTAAGAAGTATGGGCAGGATTCCGTCTTGACACAAACGAAAAAAACTGGTACACTATCAGCAACAAGAAAAGGTGGATTAGGCAAATCAAAAAACATTAAATTAGGTAAATTTAAACCGCAGGGTAAAAACCCAGAAGGTCAATCTCAAATCAAAGGAAAAACTTTTACATACGGATAATGACAACACCACTTTACGATGACTCTAATTGGAGATCAGAATACATTGATATTAAATCTCGACAACTATCCTCAAGACAAGTTCAATTGCTAGAATCAGGAGCAGACAGTCTTGCTTCAAGTTGGTTTCTACAAGCAATGTATAATGATTGGAAAAAAATAAAGGGTTATAATGAATTAGATCCAAAAGAAAATGTAGGTCAACTACAATCATCTCTATCAGATTTCTTTAAAAGTCAAAAAGATCAAGGTATTTAATGACAGAATTTATTTCAAGACATATCGGTATTTCCGAAACAGAACAGACTCAAATGCTAGAAGATTTGGGTCTTTCTAGTTTAGATGAACTTGTCAGACAGATAGTTCCGGATTCAATATTATTGAGAGGAGATTATAAACTACCTGATGGGTGTAGTGAACAGGAAGCATTAGCAGAATTAAAAGAAATAGCAAATCAAAATAAAGTTAAGAGAAGTTTGATTGGCCAAGGATATTATGGAACAATTACACCGCCAGTAATACAAAGAAATGTTTTTGAAAATCCATCTTGGTATACATCTTACACACCATATCAGGCAGAGATATCTCAAGGTAGATTAGAAGCATTATTTAATTTTCAAACATTAGTCACAGAACTTACAGGATTACCAGTTGCAAATGCATCATTGTTAGATGAAGGAACTGCAGCAGCAGAGGCAATGATACTTGCTTACAATAATTCTAAAAATAAAAATATTTTTTTAGTTGATAGTGAAGTATTTCCTCAAACATTAAAAGTATTAGAAACTAGAGCAAAACCACTAGGAATAGAAATAAAATTAGTTGATTGGTATAACCTTACAGATCTTGATGAGTTTGATAATGCTTTTGGATTAATAGTTCAACTACCAAATAATAAAGGTAGTCTTCGAGATCCAAGTGCATTTCTTCGCATTGCGAGTGTTTATAAGTGTATGAAGATTGCAATTGTAGATCCATTATGTCAGGTTCTTATGCAACCTGTAGGAGATATGGGATTTGATATTGCAGTTGGAAGTATGCAAAGATTTGGTATACCTATGGGATTTGGTGGGCCACATGCAGCATTCTTTGCAATTAGTGAAAAATATAAGAGAAAGATTCCCGGAAGAATTGTAGGACAGTCGGTAGATACCCAAGGGAATAAAGCATTAAGGTTAGCACTACAAACAAGGGAACAACATATAAGACGAGACAAAGCAACATCCAATATATGCACCGCCCAAGCATTGCTTGCAAATATGGCAGGTTTTTATGCTGCTTATCACGGTGCGGAAGGTCTGAAAAAAATAGCAACCAGAGTATTAAAATATAGGCAAACACTACAAAAAGCATTGAGATGGTGTGGGATAGAAGTTGATGAGTCCGAAGGATTTGATACCGTTCGATTTAAAAGTTTTCTTGCTTTGGAGGGATTTAATGTTCGTTATGAAGATGGTTATACTTTAATTACATTAGATGAATGTACCACACTTGAAGAATTAAAACAACTTGTAGATTCACAATTAGATCTTACTAATAAATTTGACACTATTGATCATGTGGTTGACACAATTGGAGATTATCATTGGTTAGGTATACCAGAAAGAAAAACACCTTGGTTGACTCAGGAAGTATTTAACAAGTATCATAGTGAGACAAATATGATGAGATACATTAATGAGTTAGTTTCAAAAGATTTCTCATTAGTAAATGGTATGATGCCACTTGGTAGTTGTACTATGAAACTGAATGCAGCTGCAGAACTCATGCCGGTCTCATGGCCAGAGTTTGCAAATATACATCCATTTGCACCAGCGTCTCAGGCACTTGGTTATGATATTATTATTAAAGAATTAAAAGGATGGTTATGTGAGATTACAGGATTTGATTCTATATCCCTTCAACCAAACGCGGGATCACAGGGTGAATATGCAGGTCTCTTAGCGATACAAGATTACCACAGAAGTAACGGTGATACAACGAGAAACGTTTGTCTTATACCTGAAAGTGCTCATGGGACTAATCCTGCAAGTGCTGTCATGGCGGGCATGAAGATTGTTCCTATCAAATGTGATGAGAGTGGAAATATTGATTTAAAAGATTTAGAGAAACAAGCGATCATGAATACATTTGAACTCTCATGTATCATGATTACATATCCATCGACTCATGGTGTCTTTGAACCAACTATCAAAGATATTTGTAGAATTGTTCATGAGAATGGTGGTCAGGTATATCTTGATGGTGCGAATCTTAATGCACAAGTTGGACTCGCAAAACCATGTGATTATGGTGCTGATGTATGTCATCTAAATTTACATAAAACATTTTGTATTCCTCATGGTGGTGGAGGCCCCGGAGTTGGCCCAATCGGTGTTGCAAAACATTTAACACCTTTTGTAACTCATCGTGTATCATCAGCAGAGTATGGAAGTGCAAGTATTCTTCCAATTAGTTGGATGTATATCCGTATGATGGGTGGTGATGGTTTACGCAAGGCAAGTGAAATATCATTACTATCTGCAAACTGGTTAGCACATCAAATTGATCCGTACTTTAAAGTTTTATATCGGGGAGAGAATGATCGAATCGCACATGAGTGTATATTTGATTGTCGAAATTTTCCTGTAACAGCAGAGGACATTGCAAAGAGACTAATGGACTATGGTTTTCATGCTCCTACACTATCATGGCCAGTTGCAAATACAATGATGGTCGAACCAACTGAAAGTGAATCATTAGATGAACTTAAAAGATTCGCAAAAGCAATGGAGATGATCAGAAGAGAAATATTTACAGTGCCTGAGATTGTTAAAAATTCACCACATACTGCAAGGGTTGTAAGTTCAACAGAATGGGTGTATAATTATACCAGAGAACAAGCAGCATATCCTGTAGAACAAACAAATAAGTTTTGGCCTGCAGTTGCAAGAATAGACAATGTTTACGGTGATCGTAATCTTGTTTGCTCATGTGCCTCCTACTTTGATAATGAAACTGATGGAACTAAAGGACTGGTTAAACTCAATTAATCTTAACAAGAATAATCAAATTGATGAAGACCCATCAGTAGAAAAAGAATATCCTCCATTCATAATTAATAAGTGTTTATCAGGACATCTTGACACGGTGATGTTTGCAAATGAAATGAATAAGTACCCATTTCTTCCAAAGAAGATGCAACATGACTTTTTTATACATATAGTGAGGAAGAAAAAAAGGTTTTCTCCTTGGTTGCGTAAAGACAAAATCAAAGAACTTGATAGTGTCAAAACATACTATGAATGTAGTAATGCAAAAGCGGAACAGATTCTAAAGATTCTTACAAAAGAACAACTGAACTTTATTAAATCTAAACTTGATATTGGAGGAAGACAATGAGCGTTCTTCGTGAACCTGAAGTGAATTGGGATCCTAACCAGATGGTTGAGGTCACACTAAATGAACCAGATGATTTTCTCAAGGTAAGAGAAACACTGACCCGCATTGGTGTCGCATCAAGGAAGGAAAAGAAAATATATCAATCCTGTCATATTCTGCATAAACAGGGAAGATACTTTCTAGTACACTTCAAAGAATTATTTGCATTAGATGGTAAGCATGCAAATCTTACATCTAATGATGTGCAAAGAAGAAATCGTATTGCACAACTATTAGTAGACTGGGGACTTGTTGGTATTGTGAGTGCAGAATCAATACAAGACGTAGCACCTCTTAATCAAATAAAAGTTTTATCTTACAAAGATAAAGGCGACTGGATATTAGAAACAAAGTATAATATTGGTGGTAAAAAGAAAAAGGTAGAGGTAACTGAATAACATTGTAGGGGATGCAACATCCCCTTTTTTTGTATGATGTGCTATAAATATAGATGAATGCCGAAAGGGTTCAATTAATAAAGTCGCTTTAGGAGGACACTATGACTTCACTACAAAGATATCACTCTGCAAATTTACCAGAGTTGATGAAAATAATTTCAAAGAACGGGATTGGTATGGATGATTACCTTGACCGCTTTTTTAATTCTTTTGAAACCACAACAAACTATCCACCCTACAATCTTATTCATGTAAATAATGTTGAATCTGTATTAGAGATTGCTCTAGCAGGATTTGGCAAGAAAGAACTTAAGGTTTACACTGAATATGGAAAACTCGTTGTCGAAGGGCAGAAAGAAACTAATAAAGAGGCATCATCCGAGTATGTCCATCAAGGACTGGCTCAACGAAGTTTCACAAGAGAGTGGGCACTTTCAGATGATGTTGAAGTCAGAGAGGTTCAATTCAAAGATGGACTTCTTACCGTTAAGTTGGGTAAAGTAGTTCCAGAACATCATGCAAGAAAAAATTATCTTTAATGTCTAAAGGATACGATTTGTTTGGAGATCATGGGCGAAACTTGCCCACTCCTCATGGTAGTGGGGCAAGACCTATGTATGGTGACATGGGTAAGTCATGTAGACCAGATCCAAATCGTAAGATTGAATATCCTCATGTTGTTGCTCTTTTTACTCTTGACTCACATAACACCAGTTATTTTTTCAAGAGAGAAGATGGCACATACTATTGGTTACATGTTCGTAAAGGAAAAGATGATGTACATGTAGATGCTGATGAATTGCAATTAGACCTTCTAGGTAATGATCCAATTCTGAGCACTGAGTATATTATGAAAGCAATTTTTTAGGGATCTTTACAGATCCCTTTTTTCATATATAATAAGTAAAAATACTTACTCACATGAATCACGCTGCTTTCATCGCCATCATCGGAATCTATCTAATCTGTACTCCATCAATCAGTTCATTTATTTTTGCTTGACGAATTTTTAGTTTGTGATATAATAGAAGAGTCAGAGAAATACTGGCTGCGGTTATGCCCTTTGGTAGGTTCAGCATAAGCGGCTATAGGAATCTACCATATTATTATTTTGAGACATGTCAATTAAAGTTGCAGTTCTACAATCAGGTGATCAGATTGTTGCAGATATGAAAGAGATCGTATCTGAAGATAAACCAATCGCATATCTTTTTCATAAACCTCAGAAGGTGATATTGAATAATCAGATTGTATTATCTGAAAGTAAAGATCAATCATCAGTTGAAGTAACTCTTGCAAATTGGATATTAATATCCGAAGAGGATGATATTCCTGTGTCAGTAAATCAAGTGGTGACTTTAGTTGAACCAGTTGCTAGTATAAAGAAAATGTATGAGGAGAAGGTAAATGGATCAGATTATTAAATGCTTATTACTTAAGAATGGTGATATTATTATATCGCAGATTATGGAAGTTGATACAGAACTTGGTGGCCCTGATTGCAAGTTAATCAAACCATTTAAGATGGTTGTGTCATCTGATGAATATAA